TTGTGTTATCTGCTTTTATGGTATCAGAAGCAGCGTGATAGTACAGAACTGCATCGTCAACCTTGCCAGATATATCAAAATTAACACCAGAAATAGCAGGACCTTGAGGTCCTTGCGTTGTAATTTCAACTGTAGTTACATCAGAAACCTGACTAACTACAACTTGATTAGGGTTGCTCATGCTGTATAACCTTCACTTATAAATAGTTTACCCTCTAAATAATAGTTTTTGCTACCTGATCCGTCTGTTAACAATACGTCATAAAATAAAATACTCGGAGTGAAGTTTGCCGTGTCAGTATCAGCTAAATTCATATCAATAATTCCGTTAACCCTATCTGTATATGTTATCGCCCAATCAGCAAACTTTGTACTTCGATCTTCATTATAAACTTGTGCTGCAACAGTAAATCCAGTTAAATTTATTGCTGATCCAGTAGAGTCTTTAAAAGTAAGACGGATGGGAAAGTCTGCTCTCCTATCTACAGTAAAATTTTTTTTCCCTGGGATAATTGCCATTTATTTAACGTCAAAAGAAACAGAACAATGAATTACATTGCTTGACTTTATTATATAGTCAATTCTATCTACAGCATTGGCAGCCGTTGATAAAGTTGGTGCAGTTCCTCCTACAAATTTAAAAGCACTATTAAAAGTAGCCGTTCTTGATCCAGTGCCATCTTGTGTAATAAATATAGATCCACTTTGTCCTATAACCTGATTACTAGGTGCAGCAAAGGTTCTATTACCAGCCAAAGTAACAGAATGATGACAGGCAGTAGCCATGTCAATAGTAATTGTCGAACCATCAGATAACGCTGTAATATTTGATGCTGCTCCTCCCGTTAACGAGATACCCCCTGACACTACTTCAAATTTTGTAGTTCCTCCAAGTTGTAGTTGTAAGTTACCAGTTCCGTTCTCGTTTAATATTGAATTTGAACCATTATGCGTGATAGTTAAATCAGTTGATGCCCCAAATACTAATTTTGCATTATCGGCAAATTCAAGAGCATCATCTGACTTATCCCAAGAAACACTATAATTATCACCTTGAAAAGTAACATCTACTGTTGTTAATGTACCTGTCAGTGTTCCACCAGCTACAGGAAGCAAACCTAAATTTGCTGTGTCTATGTTTCCTATCTCAGTAAAACCATTATTACTTGAATTTCTTATCTTTAAAATATTTGAAGTCGTATTAAGAAAAGGCATACCAGCAACACATTGACTGCTAGCTAAATCAGATGATTTTGAATTACTTGATTGAATCGCAGCAAAAACAGCGTTTAAATCAATTCTTACGTTTTGACCTGAATTATTTTCAATGGTGTAGTTTGTTACGTCAGCCACAATTAAATACTATTTTCCTCCATGTTACCCTCCTTTGCCGAAACCAACAGCACTGTAGGTAAAGTTCCTATCAATACTAGCATTACTTGAGTTTTTAAAATGAACTGTAAAGCCCGTTCCAGAGATATTTGAAAGCTCAAAGAAATCACCTGTAGCCATATTCTGAGGAGAAATATTAACAGTAGGTAAAAAATTATTTAAGTTACCGAGTGCAGAAGTTCCAACAAAAAATGGTGCCGTAAATGTAACTGCTTTAGCTCCTGCTCCTGACGCTATAACGGCAGATTGTTCTGTTCTTGATGGTAAAGTTGCTGTATATCCTAATTGTTGTAAATTCATATTTTGTGCAACATCATTTGTCTCTAAAGTAGCTCTAAATTGAAATCCTCTTCCTTTAAATATTCCGTTTGCCATAGTATTAAAAGAACTATAAGTAGGTGAACCACTGGGATTATCAGTTGTTGTTCTTACAGCCAAAGATGCGTTGGCATCATTAGCTATTGATCCGTCAAAATCTGTCCAGGTATCTATATTTTCTGTTCTGTTATCAAATTGGTCTCCTACATAAAAACCAGCACCTTGAAAATGACGTTTAACAGTAAGAGAAAATGTGCCACCGAGATCAAGAGTATCAACAAAATCGTATGTACCAGTTGCATTTGCACTTGGATCTGTAAGTTTTAATCCACCTTTTGAAGAATCAAACACAACATTATTTTTTGTTCCATTAAAAGGTGTGCTATCTGTATCTTCTCTATCCGTTTTTACAGTTATAGAATCTAATATTTCTGGTAACGTTACTGAAACAGAAGCCTCCGTTGCACTAAAACGTAAACCATCATCTTGAAATTTTACTAAATAAGTTCCTGGAAGTGCTGGACAGATTGCTTCAGTAGAGTTACCAGGCACAGCTTCAATAATATCCTGTGCAGATTGAAAAGTAGCAGATCCTCCCGTTAAATTAGTGTGTCTAATATAGACTCGACCTCCATGTAAAACATCTACAGCAGTCGCTTGCTTAAACCTTAACCTTACAAATTGGTCATTTATAGATTCTATTGTTAAATTAGAAACATTTTCAGGTAAGGCAGTTTTACCAACTGCTGTAAAAGTAGTAGTAGTGGCATTAGTAGATAATTGAAGTGATAGATTATAAGAAAAAACTTCAATAGTATATGTGCCTTTTTTGCTATCTAAAATTTCAAAATCACTACTAAATACAATTTGTGAAATAAAATTAGTATCTTCAAATTTATAATTAACTAAATATTGAGTAACTCCATTTACAGGTTGCCAATCTATAATTAATTTACTTCTAGCCATATTATTAATAATTACTATTTTTTCTTGAACACCTAAGTTACTTGGCGAAGATACTGGTTGATTAAGTAAAGATATTGTTCTTGTGGGTAATGTAGTGCCGTTTTCAATAAAATCATATTTACCTTCAACATAAGTTAAAGCTGTAATCACATAATTAACATCGTCTTGTTCTTCAACTTGTATAACTCTAAATAATTGTGTTTGTAAATCAGTACTAGAAATCACATAAGGTGCATTTACGTTTGGTGCAGAACTAAAAGCAGATTGTGTCGTTCCATCAGATTTAGTAACGTTATTAACAGTAAACACAGCCCCAATAATATTGGAAACTGAACCTGTTTCAACTGAACCATCAGCCAAAATAACTGAAATTGTTACTGAATTAGCTAAATCTGACAGAGTTGTTTCACTTAAAGCATCAATAGTAATTGTCGTTGTGGTAGCAGCCACTACCCTGCCACCTCTCCTTACTCCTGCTCTAACTGGATCGTTTACCTCAATAACAGATCCAGGTCTTACAACAACACCAGAGTCTATAGAGGTGGTAAAAGTAATAGTTTCAGATTCATTTTGTTCAGCGAAAAGTATTGCACGACCTAATCTGGCAGCTTGATTACGAGAAGTACAGGCAAAGGCTTTAACCTGTTTTACTATCGTTCCAAATTTAGATATAGCTGTAGCATCCTCTATAACTTCAAAATCAACTTCCTTTGAATCCATATTGAAATAACTTACAGATATAACACTATGTCTAGTTTTCAAACTGCTACCTGAGTAATTAAAACCACCTTCTCCTACATTGGCTAAGTTAAACAAATAACTAGCTGTTGTAGGTTTATCCTGAGATATTGATACGCCTCCAGCAGACCATATAGGCATACATCTCATCACACCTGCTAAATCATTTATTGCTGCAAATGCTTCCTTTGGACTCTGTATATTTACATTACAACTAAACCTTGCTTCTTTTGCTCCTGACCCTGTACCATCGTCAACTTCTTCATTGGCAAACTTACTTGCTGCTACGAAACTAAATAAATCTAAATTACTATCTGTAATATGATTCCCTAGACCATAACGAGTATTAGTCAGTAAATCTAGCAGACACATCGCTGGACAGTTAGTGTAAACTGCTGCACCCATAACACCATTAAATATATACCCAGTTGGATAAACTATTCGACCTGTTGCGTTGTCAATCGTAGGTCTACCAGAATTTGATGCACCTTCACCTGGTATTCTTACTTTTATACCTCTTATACGAAACTTCCTTGTAGGAATACTGTTAAATTGTTTACTATCAAAGCGAAGAGAAACATAAGAACTATTTGGATAAGTTGAAGTGTTATCTATAACTTCTTGAATACTTGTAAACTGAAAAGAATTTACTCTATTTGAATCTGTGCTATCTGCTGTAACACGAACCACTCTAATATCGACAGGGAAAGCACCCGTTATATTTATTCTATGATCTCTTGCGTAAGCATCTGCTGTACGACCAGTAACAGAAGTCGAGATTATATCAGTAAAACCACCAGAATTATATTGAACTTGTATTTTATATTCAACAGTATCCCCTCTTATGTCTCCATCACTTTCTGCAACTTGTATTTGAGGCCAAGTCAAAGTAACAATAACAGCATCAACATCTGTATTTGTTATCTGTCTTGTGACAGGAGCAGACGTAGTTACAGTTGTTCCTACAGCAGTAGGCGATCTACTTTCAGCAGGAATACCTGTCATTGCAGTTTGATTAGACGTTCCAAACTTTGATTGAAACCCTACATCTTGGAAGTTGAAATCAGTTGTGGCTGGACTAGCACTGGTAGCACTTGCATTAAGGATTGGAGTGTCATTAAGAAAAACATCCTTAAGACTTGCATTGTTATAAGCAGTTGTGCCTTTGGTTAAACCTTCTTTTGATGCAGATGCAAATCCTTCTATCTCGCCTTCAGAGATTAAATCTTGAATAGTGGCAAAACTTCTACTGTGTAAAGTATCAGGAGCACGATATGGGGGAGGAGGTGGCTTTGGTGGTCCACCACCAGCACCTCTAATAATTTTAGTTTCGTCTGTCATGCTTCCACCTGATTAACATCTGTTGCAGCAGAGATAACTACTGAACCAGTAATAATCTCACCATAAACTATTGGCACAGGAGTACCAGCCCTTGATGTGTTCTGTACTCCGCCAAAACTAAAAGATAACTGTGGATCTTGCTCTGAATTAAAATCTTGAGGTTTGGGTAAAGGAAATAACATTTCACTAACTCCTTGCAAAGTTAGTGCAGCACCTATACCAAGAACCGCTTTTGTAACACCACTCGCTGCTGCCAAAGATCCTGGTGCAACAATAGGACTAAAAAAAGAACCGAAACTTAAAGGAGTAAATAAAAAGGCACCACCTATTAAAGCTGCTCCTAATAATAACTTTCTTCCACCACCTCCTGCTCCAGCTATAACTGGTATAAAATGTATGTCCTCCCTTCCAACAGGATAATTAATTTCATCTTTATCAATATCATAATTACCTACCTTTACCTGATAATACTGTGGACTCATGTGTTCTTCCAAACCAGGAAAGTTATGTATCAGG